TCTTCACGGCGTCGGGATCAGGCATATACGGCTCGGTGGTGCCATCGCCATACAGCGCAGCCTCCAGCGCGGCCAGAGCAGCCTTTTCCTTATCAGTGGTGTAATCGAGCGAGTTGACCACGATGCTGCTGACGGGCTTGTAGCCAGTCATGTTCGCGGGGATCGAATCGTAATCCCAGCTGAAGGTGATCGCGTCGGGGTTATCGTTGATGGTGGAGTAGCTGCGGCCGGAGGGAGAAGCAGTGCTGTTGTACACAACATGCAGCTTGTAGCCCTTGTCCATGCCGGGATGCACGTCATCACCGATCTCGGTGCGGTAAGCCAGACCGAAAGCCTTCCGGTTCTGCTGCCCGATAAACACGCCGGTCACAGCTTCCGCGCTTCCGTCGCACTCATTCCATTCATCCGGATAGGTATAGGCTTCGATGGTGCAGCCAAAGGTTTCGGCGGCACGCAGGGAAGCATACTTGATATCATCCGCATACAGATCACTGACGTCTGCACCACCGGGGTTCTCACTGATCGCAGTTACACCGTTCCAGGCAACACCGTTTTCATAAGTGTCACCAGTGCCCATGGGGAACAGTACAACATTACGGACACCGGATTCAAACTCTCTCTGACCACTCTGGTCCCAAACAAGTTTCGACATAGTATGATCCTCCTGTATTTATCAGATAGATAAAAATGATTCCAGAACCATCAGTAATAAATGGTGTATACAAAATGGTTCAGATTATCCGATGTAAAAAACCGATTGAAGCTGCAATACTGCAGATCATCGATCAAATCCCGCATCGGATCCTCAGGATTTTTGGTAATATAGGTCAGGCTGTACCGATAAAGCCTTCTGTATATTTTGTCTTCCGCATGCACGTCATTCGCCGTATCCAGATGGTAAATAATACATGGATATTTCAGCTGGAGCCCGTTTGGCGGCTGAAAATATACGTTCCGTGTTCCGAGCAGCCGCTCGAGCATTCTTTGAAGTTCAACTCTTCTCTGGCTCATGGTACTGCCCTCCGATCGTCAGAATGATTCGGGGATGCTGGATTTCCGCATTGGTAATCTTCCATACATCCCCGAGCCATCTGACGAATTTCATCGCACCGAGGTTTTCCTTGGCAAAGGTATCTGCCACGATGCTGATACGGTTGTTGATAACCAGATTGTCATTGAAGTTTTCATTTTGATCCCATCGCCGGCTGTTGGAAAGCACGTCTCCGTAATAACGGCGTTCACGAAGCACTTCCGTATATACACCCGGATGATTCTCCGGATCGGTTTCTTCCGTTTTCAGGAAACCGACTGTTCCGCTGAATCTGGCCATCTTCTCACCGCCCGTTCAACAGTGCTTCTTATTTGTCTTTATTAGGCAGCAACTTCAGACCAGCCAGGTAATATACCTTCACAATGTCATCCGCACCGTCCATGGTCGTGACAACCTTGAATGTCTGCTTCACAGGATCCGTTACCCGAACCACGGCATTCATATCACTGTCCAATTCGACCGGAGGCCTCACGACGTCGCCGCCAAGCATCTGGATCGTAGTGGTACTGCCTTCGGGAGCTTCAAACTTCAGCGCCATATAATGGCCTTCCTGAAGTTCGGGGTCTCCGCTGAACTGAGTATAATCAGTTACATATTTCAAAGTGCCACTGATACGGCTGCTGGTAACAGTCAGTCCGGACTGAAGGTCGCTTACCTGTTTACCGAGAAGGACTCCCTCACCATCTTCAGGCTCAACAGTGAGGGTCAGGTAGGGTTTACTTCTTCCTCGATCACGATCGCGCTGTAGGGCTTCACCAGGGCGCCGGAGCAGCGGGTTTCAATCAGATACTTCTGCTGGTTGTAATCGATGTCAAAGTCTTCGAACATGTTGACACTGCCACCCTTGTCCGCGCCGACATTGTAATCAGACAGATTCAGAATGATCGCGGCGGGCTTGTAGGTCTTACCGCTGGTCGCATCTGTCCGAACGGTGGAAGCATCCGCCATTACGGGCACGGTCACGATTTCACGCACACCCAGCACATTCGCAGCG